ATTTATGCTTGGCGAAAAAGAAATCCTGAACGCCATTTGCAACAGCATCGTAAGAATAGAATGAGACAATATTATTGGAATAAAATATCAATAATCTTCAATAATATTTTGTTGGAATAATCCCAAAGTTTAGGAAAAAGTATAGATTTCTTATTTAAATATTTTAGATTAAATAAAAAATTGAAATAGATTTAAAGATATTTTATGTGTGTATAGTATATAAGAATGTCTGTTGAAATCGTTGAACGCTTTGACAATTTATTACCATTCCAGTATTTAGTTTCCTTACCATATAACGAGATGAAAAAATATTTTAAAAAAGAGAAAAATGAGGCAGAAAGAAAGGTATTATTTGATATGATAAAAAAGTACTGCAAAGAAGTTATTAGGTCAAAAGGTCAGGTCACACGAATATATCATCATTCTTTACAATCACCATTCGGTCTTGGTGGCAGATTATTTGGGGTGACTAGTATACAATCCTGTCCGAAAGTCATACGAGGATTTTTGATGAAACATACCACTGATATTGATATGAAAAACGCACACCCTACCATTTTGCTATGGTTGTGTAAGAAACATGCTGTCAAGAAATATGCCGAATTGGAATATTATATCAATCACCGTGACGAAATACTAGGCAAATTTGCCGACAGGGAAAAAGGTAAGGAATTGTATTTGAAAGCGTTGAATAAAAATAAACCTGTCAAAGAAATACCTGAATTCTCCAAAGAAATTATTGAAATTCAAAAACAGTTAATTAACCTACCTGAATATACAGACCTGAAAGCAACTAGTCATTACAAAGAATACAACAAAGAAGGGTCTGCTTTGAATAAGATATTGTGTTTTTGGGAAAATCGTATTTTACAAGTTGCTATTCAAGCAATCAAAGAGATAGAGATAGAAATTGCATCTATGATGTTAGATGGTACAATGGTCTATGGAAATTATTACGAAGATGAAGAATTGTTGAGATATTTGAAACAGAAAGTAGATGCTGAATTTGATGGATTGAATATGATATGGGACTACAAATCACACAACAACGATATTGTCATTCCTGATGGTTGGACTGTGCCTGAAAAACGCCAAATCAATACAGACCTAGAAGCAGTACATACCGAGAAAGAAGGTGCAGAAAAGATTTATCAATTGTATCCACACTGGGTCTATTGTCAAGGTGCGTTATATGTATTTGATGATGAAATTGGAATATGGGATACAGACAATACAACTCACCTGAAAATAGTAGCGAAATTTGAAAAGAAAATCAGAGTTTATGTGAGTGAAAGAAATGAAGACGGTGACATAGAAAGAGTACCATGTAGAATAGATAGTTGGGGAAATGACTTATACAAAGCAAAAAGAGTAATTGAATATGTCAAGACGCTATGTGGTAATAATAATTGGTTGAAAGAGAAAGAAAATTCATCACTAGGATATTTATTATTTAACAATGGATACTTGAATATGAAGGAAGGATTATTCCATTCCAAAGAAGAAGAAGGATTTAACCCTGAAATAGTATTTTTTGGAAAGATTTATCAAGATTGGTTGTCTTTTACCGAAGAACAAATGGAATATATATATGATATTCGTGAGCGATTATTCTACAAAACTTTAAATCAAGAGACAGGTGATTACCTGTTAAATAATTTGTCAAGAGGATTAGCAGGTGACCTGATGAAAAGAACCATATTTGGTATTGGTGCATCTAACACAGGCAAAGGTGTGTTGACAACGGCATTGTCTCTTGCGTTAGGAGATTATTTCGGTTCATTCAACGGCAAGAACCTAGCGTACACCAATTCTAGTTCGGACGAGGCATCTAAATTAAGATGGTTGATGCTTTTGAGATTTAAACGAATTATCATATCAAATGAAATGAGTTCAAAATGCGTCATAGATGGAAACCTGTTGAATATTGTATCGTCAGGTGGAGACGAAATCACAGGTAGAGGTCATGGAGGAAATGAGACGCAATTTGTATCACATTTCTTAACGATAGGATTATCAAATGACATGCCGAAGATAAAACCCATCAATGAAGGTGTCAAGACAAGATTGAGATATATTAATTATACAAAACACTTTGTAGAGGGTGAACCTACCAATGAATTTGAACTGACAGGTGACCCTAATATCAAGGCAGAAATCAAATTACCACTATTTCAAAGATGCTTGGTTGGTTTGTTGGTGAATACTTATATGGACTGGAATGATGCTGGTAGACAAGAATACGAACCTGATGATGTCAAGAATGCTACGGCAACTTGGAATGGTACAGAGGCAGATATTATGCAGTCCTTCCTAGAAGAATTTGAAATCACTAGTACAGAAACGGATTATGTTAGAAGTGATGAAATAGAACAATGGTTACAAGAATTCAATATTACCATCACAAAGTTCTCAATAGAATTTAAAAAATATCTTACCATTCACAAAATAGAAAATGTTTATAACAAGCAGAAGAAAATAGCAGGGAAACCGAAAATGGTTTGGGTTGGTTTGAGACGAATTCAAGAGACAGAAGAAGAAGTTAGTGTTCCAGTAAAGTATGAAGATTGATAGTTTAATGAAAGGTAAGGGGTAAGGGTAAAGGGTTGGTTTTATTTGCCAGTTTTAAAAACAATTTTTAAACAAAAGAATATTAAAAATAACATTTTTTTTAAATATACATATATATACGCCAAATAAACAGACCCCCTACCCTCAACCCCTTACCTTTCCAGTAAATAGTTCCAGTAAAAAATATTTTACTGAAAACAATAATTTTAAAAATTAATTTCTCAACTTAACTTATATGGATAAAGTGAAAAGAGTTGCTAAATTAAATCGTCCTATTGTAGAAAGTACAGTAACCGAACCTGTTAGAATAGTGGTTGGAACAAAACAGAGACCAGAATTTCAACCTGAACCTGTCATTGAACCAAAACAGCGTTTAGGAATTAAAAAAGTATAAATAAAATAGAATGATTAAATATTTTATTTATCTACATTACCGTACTTGTAAGTGCCGTCCTCATGTCGTTGTCTGACATACATAGCCATTCGTGCAGGAATGACTTTCATTCCATTACAAACATTACAGCATCTTTCGTGTGTATCTTTGGGTTTCAAAGGATATGGATTATGACCGTATGTCTCACATACCCTATCACAAAAACAACACTGAATATCAGGTATACCCTTGTCTCGTCTGTATTCTGAATGCATATCAAATACTTTCTGTTCCATTGCTAAAATCTCTGGGTCTTTTGATAAATCTACAAATGTTCCATTTTCCATTTATATATTTCTTAAATATTTTATATTTTGAAAAGAATATAAATAGATTTCTTGTTTGTATAGTAATATTGAAAATGAAATACTTTTGGATTTTTAAAATTACCAGTCCAAAAATACCAAACGATTGTGTTGTTTATTATTCAGGTACAAATCACAAATATCCAGAAACACAAATGAAATTCTATATGAAAGGAATGTTGAAAAAATGGAAAGAAAATCCAAAGACAAGAGAATATATGCCTTATTTTCCTTTTGCAGAGGATATAATGGTAGATGCAGAAATCATAGGTCAAACTGCTTTGGATAATAAAATAGAATTGCAAAAATACTGTGCTGTATTGACTGAAATTTTGAAAAAGAAAGATTTGTGAATATAAAAAAAAATTGAAATGAAAAATGATTTAAAAAGAATGTGTGTATAGTAATTAAGAATAAAAGATGTCATATAAAATAGAAAACGAACTGAAAATGATTTACAAAATGTCGTGGTATTTTTCAAAACGACACTTAAAAAGTTGTAGTGATTACTGGTATTTAAAACCAGAACATACACGGTGGGGTTTAGAGACGAACTTGAAAGAATGTAGAATTACATTAGAAACAGTAGATATATCTACAAGACAAGGACGAGCATTATACGATTTGGCGTGTCAAAATAGTAATAACGCATACAAGTGTGAACTTGAATATACTAAAAAGAAACATTTTGTTTTAATGCATGAATTATTAGGACTACCAAGATTTAAAAAATAAAATAAGTAGATTTTCCAATTTGTAACATTTAATTAATTATTTTTTTACACTTATATATTATGATTGTAAAAATAACAAACTCTCCAAAGATCAACAAAAGATTTAGGGTGTATATGAATAATGGAAAGACCTATGATTTTGGGTACGAAAACAAGTCAACAGGCAAAAAAGGAAATACTTATATTGATGGTGCAAGTGAAATGACTAAATTTAATTATTTAGCAAGACATTTAGCAAATAAAACAGAAAAAAGATTAATTATTAATTTAATTCCAAGCCCAGCAATGTTTAGTGCATTATTATTATGGGGAAATACAAGGTCAATAAAAAAAAATGCGTTGTGGTTAAATAAGAAATGGGAACAACGAGAAAAATAAATTCTTTTCTTTTCTTATATTATAAAATGGCTACCAGAGAAGCAATTATCCATTATGGAAAACTTTACATCACAGAAGAAGTGTTAAAATTTTTTATGTTGAGTAGTATATCACCACCAACACCTAAAAGTATAATGAATGAGTTATCTGATGAAGAAATATTAGACCACTGGGACTTGGATATGGAAACAGGACATTTTTTACCAATTCCATCTTCACCAAGAAATATACCAAGACATTATCCTTCGTTTAATGATTATGCTTTCAATAAAGCAAAAGGAGTATTTAATTCTATGACAGACCCAAGAGGAAGAGGTGGTGCAAGACACCACATTCGTAGACGCCGTGTTGGTGGTGTCATTCCTGTTGGAATGGATTACCCTGCTATACATCACGGAGGACTATATAGCCCTATGTCCTATTCTCTTGGAGGTGCGATCCGAACAGGACACAGAGGCAGACCACGCAAAGTTGCATCTCCTATGTCATTTGCATCTCCCATAATGTATGGAGGAAGTGGAAGCGGAGGAGCAATCCGAACTGGACGCAGAGGCAGACCACGCAAGGTTGCGTCCCCTATGTCAATGAGCCACTTGGTAGGTGGAATGATTAATCCAATGTTGCCTGATGGTTCAATGATGACCCAAAAACAAATCAAGGCAGTACAAGCCAGAAACCGCAGAATGAATAAGAGAATGATGACAGGAATGGGTATGGGACTTGTTGGTGTTGGGGGTGCGAGGCACCCATCTTATAATACAATTGCTTGGTAAATTATTATCTTTGTATAATATGTATCCAACCAAATTTCAAATTAAATTCATTGAATTAAAACATTGCATACCGAAATTTAGGAACGATACAAATATTATATACACATAGTATATAATGTTTGGTTCTGATAGTGATGAAGTAGATACAAATTCACCTCAATACAAAAGAAGAATGATGGATTGGGGTTCATCAAAAATAGCAGACGCTATATATTCAGAATTAACGAGAAATGGAATACATATTGATTTTAGTGAAGTGCAAAATTGGGTAGATAGAAATATAAAAAGAGATAGTGCTTTTTTTTCGGCTTGGGATAAGGTGGAAGACCCTTTTGGTGATAATACGGAATATGCTGAAATACCAGAAGGGGCATTTGTCATTTGGGAAAGAGTACTACCAACTTGGAACAGAACATATTTTATTCCAAAAGTTCAAGCAGGGTATAATGCTTTGAAACCAAAACCATCTGGTTCAGGTCATTACCGTCCATCACCAACGCATCATTATTATTTAAATTACTTGCAAAAACGAAATATTTAATATCTATTAATATTATATATGCCTATTGTTAAAAAAATTAGGAAACATCGTAAAAAAGCAGGTTCTCATCACCCCTTACATATACATCATCAACATTATTTAGCAAAACACCCCAATACAAAATTTAAAACTGTGGAACATTTTGCAAGTAGTAAAATTGGGAAAAAATTAATGGGAGGAGGACAAACAAGTAGTAGTCAAAGACAAATTACAGACGAAGATATAAGATATTTTAGTTTTTGTTTACAAGATGGAACAATAGACCAATACAAAAGAATTTTGGGCGTTTTTCAAGACCCCCCTGATAATACTTGGAATGTGATTGCAGATATAATCCTTGATAGGATACAAATGAATAGTGCTGAAACACAAAGACAACTACAAAAATTTATAGAAGAGGGTGGGGTTGAAAGAATTTATTGCGATACTATACTACTTGAATGTGCTATAATGAATGAATTACGGAAACCAAACGGACAACTTGTATCAGTTGATACATTGAGACCATTAATACAATTAAACGAAGCCACAAAAACAGCACGAGAAGAGGGGCTATATCGTTATCTTGAAAATTAATAATATCTACTTAATATATAAATGAATAGTTTGTCACAAATTATAATAAATAGTTTAAATGACGAACAATTGTTAGATATTATTAATGAAAGAACTAATAATATTTTTGGTTATGATGTTATACAACTGGCTATTTTAGAATTAGCAAGAAGACACCCCCCTATCACAAATGCACCAAAAATAAAAGGAAGGAAAAAAGCAAATAATAAATAATCTTTATATAATATAATGAAACCAATACATTTTGAAGATGTAAACTGGGGAACTTTTACTGCGTTACATAGAAGATACAAAAGAGAACACCCCACCACAAAATTCAAAAGTTTAGAAGCATTTGCAAATCATATTATTAGATTTCCAAATAAATTTTCAGCCAAAGCCCATAAAAAAGCATTATTCTATGTCAATGTCATTTTACCACATACCGCAAATATGACTGCCGTTCATCATAGTAGAGTTGGTGGATATATGCCTATAATGTATGGAGGAAGTTGGACTGGTGCATTACTAGACCCAATGGGTACATTGAAGAATTCTATTAGTGCGGTTGGTGATGTATTGTTACACGGTCGTAACAGATTAATTCCATCGGCACAAAAAGTATTAGACCAATATGGAAATGGAAAGATTGAGGGAATGACTTTGATGCGAACACCAATTAGTAATGCATTAACCGAAATAACAAATGCAATTACAAGCGGTCAATTAAATCAGTTGAAACAACAGAAATCGTTTGATGATTTGTTCCATACATCTTTGTTTGTTAGAGTGGCTGGTGTTTGGATTATGATACAGAAAGAAACCACGGTGAAGATTGATGTACGAGATTTGAACCAAGTTAAGAATGCAAAGAACGGTCAGATATTACCTGTTCCAATTAGGCCGAATGTAACCATGAATTCATTATTAGAAAATGGGGAAAAATATATGGGTTCAAATAAATTCTATAATTCTTATTCCGCACGAGATAATAATTGTCAGGACTGGTTGAGTGCAGTGTTGACTGCAAGTGGACTAAATAATGGACGAACTGAAAAGTTTATCAAACAATCCGTAGAAGAAGCATTCAGTCCGTTTGCAAGAAAGATTACCAATACCATTACAGATATAGGACATCTTGCTGAAACTGCTTATCAAGGTGGTACAAGAAGAAAACCAAGAATGATAATGTGTGGAGGGGCAAATGGGGACGACGACGAAAATAAATTTTATGTAACTTTTCCTGATATGTTAGGTTTTCCAGAAGCAGTAAAATATATTCAACACTGTCAAGGTCAATCTTTAAGTGATACATTACAAAATAATTTATGTGAATTATTAGTTTTATATTATTTAGATGAAATATTAGAACGAGCAAACGGATATTTAAAATTCCCTATTAGAGCACAAAGACTTATTGAATTTTCATTAAAAACTAATATTGAAAGAATGAGAAAGGTAATTTCTTATATAGGTTATGACCCATCAGTTCCAAGAGTTATATGGAAACCACAAATTTCAACGGTAAGACAAAATATAAGAACAAGACTGAATAATTTTTCAGGTGATTATTCCAAAATACAAAATAATCCCACTGCAATTTTTTATACAATATGCGTAAAGTGTGTAGATATTGCAGTGAGTATAGATAAAATGCTTTTAACGGCTTTTTTGATTTATTCAAAAGATACAGATGAACCACAATTAAGAGTAGTTAGATGATAATAATAAGTATTAAAAATACTAATTAAATTATTTTACCAAAAAATAATCTAATGTATCCATTCACATACTAACACATCAGGCGGTTTTCCTGTTTCCTCTGATGTATCGTCCATAAATTCACAAAAACTTTTTAAATCATAACCCATTTCTTTCATCATTAGAATACGCAGGATACACCAGCGTCCACAAGTATTCACACCATCGTGGTCTGCTTGTAGTCGGTCACGATTGTAGACAATTTTAAATCCATCTCTCTTTGCTTTCTTTAATAACTCTTGTAGATAATTTGTTGTTTCCCCTAATATCTGTCTAATCTTCTTTGGTATGAATTTAAATTCATTTTCTAATTTCCCTGACCCATAACTATCAAAACTTTCAATCGTATCCGCATATCTCATTATAGCAGTCCAATGACCTACATTATGGTCGGTAGTTTCAATCAATATTATTTTATAGGAACGGTCGTGTGGTAATAATTGTTGTATATCACTATATTTGGAAAGGTCACTGTATACAATCGTGTTCTCATCTGCATTAGGAAAATAACGGCGTAAATCACTGTCCGTGATATTTGTAGATAATCTTTTTTTAATAGTACCAATGACTTCTGATTTTGATTTTGGGGGCATATATAATTGGTTAAGAAATAAAATATTGCTAAAATGCGAAATATCAATGCCGAGATTGGATTTTTACATTTAGATTTTGACAAAATACAAATCTAAATGCTAATTTGTTGTAATTAGATTTAAGTATTGTCAAAATTAATTAATTTTGACCTAATGGTAATCCAAAATTGCTTTAAATCGTTTTAGATTATTAATTGTAAAAATCTAAAACTCGGCATCAGGACAAAATCTAATATAATCCATGTTGTTTCACGAATGATGACGCTTGTGGTAAGGATAATCCGTGTTCTTGCATTACTTTCTTGACGATATGTGCTCGTGTTCCTCTTGCACCTCCGCTTTCAGAACCACCAGTGCGTCTGCGATGGCGAAGGGCAGGGTGTCTACCAAATCCACTTAATCCAACTGGGATATGAGATAGTTGATTGGTAATAGATGCAGGGTTTCCGCCAGGTGTTCTATTCAATCCAGCAGTTCCACCAATGCGTCTGCGATGGCGAAGGGCAGGGTGTCTACCAAATCCACTTAATCCAACTGGGATATGAGATAGTTGATTGGTAATAGATGCAGGGTTTCCACCAGGTTTTCTATTCAATCCAGCAGTTCCACCAGTGCGTCTGCGGTGACGAAGAACTGGGTGACGACCAAGTCCAACTAATCCAGTAGCACTTGGTAATTGGTCTAATATAGTATCGGTGTTATATAAATTGGCTAAATATTCAGCATCACTCATAGCAGTTTCTAATCCTTGTGAATATTTATTATTAGATGGATTAAAAGGGTCAGGCCAACCTGTAAGAGTTGAACCAGTTGCAGTAACTTTCTTTAACCAACTTGGCGTTTTCATTCCACCTTTCAAGTGTGATCGAACAGGATGTTTTCTATGTCTTGCACCTCCCCATATATCCGCTATTTTTTTTATTTGGTCTGTGCTATGTTTTGCTCCCAAAGTATTAAATCCAAACAACATAGAATTTAGTCCTGCACCTCGTCTGTGATGCACTAATGGATGTCTGCGTCCTTCACCAGCCATACGCTTTTTGTAACTTCCCTTTCCATTAATCATATCATTAAACAATTCTCCTGCAAAATCCTGAACTCCTTTGTTAGATGCAACTGACATTGCACCTGATTTAATATCGTCCCAAAATCCTCCTCCATGCATATGTGAACGAACAGGGTGTCTTCTTGGTCTTGCACCTCCTTTTCCATATAAATCTTTTGCAACTTTTAATCCGATTTTCTGAATAGCAGGATCACTCACAATTCCTTTAAATGCTTTTCCAATGCTATCCCAATTTGTTCCACCAACTCTACGCTGATGAACTCTATGTGCTAATTGATGTGGGTGTCCTAAAACTGCTCCACCAGAATGAATATGCATTGCTAATTCAGGGTGATACATAGGATAGTAAGGATTAGTACCAGCAACTACTTCACTTCTATATCTTGTTCCACCAGTGTAACGAGGGGGCAACATACTAGGTTGTTCGGATTGTGCTATATTTCTCTTGATGAGATGCTGGTATAAGTGCCTGACTTCTGGATTAAATTGTGCGGTAGTCATTTATACATTTAGCAAAGATAAAAATATGCTAAATAGAAAATAATATTATATATGTAATATATAAATGTCACAACTAAATCCTTTAAAGAATGCAAGTGATCCAGATAATATTTATTATGATATTCAAATTGCAAATTTAGCAAGTGCTTCTACACCTCCTCCTGTGCTTTATTTTAATGAAATTCGTAACTCACCTTTCGTAAGCAATCCACAAGAATATGTATTTTCAATTGTAAGGTTCACATTAGATACGCCCACGCTCCCTGTGTTTATTCCTGAAATTGCAACATTACCAAATAATCCAAGTAGAAATATTAATCAAACGATTTATAGTTTTACATATCAGTATAATGGATTTTCAAAACAATATTTTATTTCATGGACGCCACAGGATAAATCTGCTAATGTACCAGAAGGATTTACTCAATATGGATTACAAAATAATTCAAGTGGATATTATAATTGTTATACTTATGAGTTTTGGATTTCTTTGATTAATCAAGCATTTCTTTCTGCATTTGAGGATTTTAAAACCAGTTATTCAGGTTCACCTGCATTTCCAACTGGATATACTGCTCCTAATGGTAATATGATTGCACCACCAGTAGCACCTCAAATGGCTTGGGATAGTTCTGCGATGGTTGCAAGAATAGTATTTGATGAATTTTATTTAACTTCCAAAACAACTCCAATTTACTTGTATTTAAATAGTCCCCTATATAACTTGTTTAGCAGTTTAAATGCTCTTTTCTATGGATATAATAGTTCAGGATTAAATTGGCTTATTAATGTAGACCAATTTGCAAACTTTAATACTTATACTACTACTACAATAGACGCATCTATGAATACAATTTATCAAAATTTTACAGAAGTCGTGCAGGAATGGGGTACAACTACTTTGATGTCTCCTATTAGTAGTTTAGTATTTGTGAGTAACACTTTGCCTATTATTAGCAATCAACTTTCAAAACCATTAATCTACAATGAAGGAAATATACTTTCCAATTACGGCAACAATAGTAATTTCCAACAGATAATTACGGATATTGTAGCGAATGATGGCTTATATAAGCCGAACTTGGTATACTTGCCCCAAGCACAATATAGGTATGTTTCCCTTACAGGAAATTATCCATTGTTTTCAGTGGATATTTCGGTTTTCTGGAAGGACAAAATCGGACAACTTCAACAATTTTATTTAGGTTCAGGCTGTACTGCCTCTTTAAAGATACTCTTTACCAAGAAGAATTCAAAAGTATAATGAAACATTTAGCAAAATAATATATTTTAGGTATTCTAAAATATTTTATTCTTATAGTATATTATAAATGAGTGATTTTAAAACTTGTCTCATAAAAGATAGTCGTTTGGCTGATATTACTTCCGAAGAACATTATGCAGTTATGTCTGGTGGTTCACAGGTCACCCAGCAACAAATTCAATCTACCTCACAATCAACTTCCTCCATAGTTTTCCAAGTTCAAGTACCAAGCGAAAATATTGTGATTGACCGCAATGTTCTTATTCAGGGAACAATGAATTTCACTATCCGAGTTAATCAGCAAATTGCTGTTCCTGGCGGAACTGCTGAAATCCCACAAGGCGATTTTGCTATTAATTATGGTGTGTTGGATAGTTTCCAGAACTTTCCTATCAACTCATTGTTTACTACTTCTTCTGCTACTATTAACAACACCAATGTTAGTGTAAATACCCAAGATGTTTTACCTGCTCTTCTTCGTATGAATGGTAATCGTGATGTTTACAAATACAATGGTGGAACTACTACTCTACCAGACCAGCAATATGGTGAATATTATGATGCTATTGGTTCTATCAATGCTCCTTATGGTTCTTACTCTAACAATTCTCTTGATGAGAACTTTTCTCCTCGTGGTTCTTGGGGCAATGTTTCCTTTGCAGTTACTCACTACTGGACGAATGGTGCTGGGGCTCAAACGAATAGTAGTTTAGTTTCTCTTGCTGGTTCTGGTACTGGGGGTGCTGGTTATGTTGCTGGTTCTGAATACTGGGTGATTGCAGTTACAGCACAGTTTACTGAACCATTATTATGTTTAAGTCCTTTCATTTTTGGTGACCCTGAATATAACCAACAAGGTCTTCTTGGTATTAATAATATGTCCTTTGTGTTTAACTTGGATAGTCAGTGTAAGCGTTTATGGTCTACTGCGAATATGGTTAATCCTGCTTCTCTTTACGACCCCCTCCTTTCTAATCAAGCCACTCAATTCTATCCTTTCATTCAAAGTATTACTCTTGGTACTACCGCACAACCTCAATGTTGGGTAAATACTCGTCTCTTGCTTACTTACTTGTCACTTCAACCTTCTGATGTTGTCAACACCAAGAATGTAACACCTTTCATGGATTTCCCAAGATATTTAACTACTTATAATGATTTAATACCTGCTTGGAACAGAGTTAGTCCTTCTACTATTCAAACAAGACAACTTACATCTACTACTATTCAACTCAATCAAGTTCCTGACCTTATTATGATATTTGCTCGTTTTCCAATAGCCCAGCAAAACTATGCCTATGCTACTTCATTCTTCCCTATTACAAATATTACTATTAATTTTAACAATCAAAGTGGTATTTTATCGTCTGCAACCCCTAATGACCTATGGAAAATATCAATTAAAAACGGCGTCCAAAGCACATGGAACGAATTTCAGGGATACGCCAGTGTTGCGAACAATGATACTGGTAAAGGAACTTTGGTGTCAACTATCGGTAGTTTACTGGTATTATCACCTGCTATTGATTTTGGGCTTCCAAATTACCTTTCAGGCGGTTCACTCGGAAATTATAATCTAAATTTTACAGCCACTTTTGGAAACTGTTACGATATTGCAGTTGCACCAGAAGTCGTGGTTATAACTGTAAATTCTGGAATTATGACGACACAGCAAGGCATCAGTAATTTGTATACAGGAATTTTGACAAAAGAGATGGTATTGCATACCAATGAGATGCAATCTGTTGACCCTGTTAGTAAAGTGGAATATGAACGCATGGTGGGCGGAAAAATGTTAAATCGTCCTTTGACTACCGTTGCAAAGATGATAAGAAAGCATCACGGAAAACACGGCGGTTCTAAATCAGGTGGTTCGGATAGTGGTGGGGCTCATCATGTATTAGCCCATCACGCTCTTAAATCTCACGGAAAAGGAAAACTTGCATCTCTTCTTCGTTAATAACCATTTTTGACAATATAATATAAAAAATAAAATCTTATATTATATATAATATGCCTGTCGTAAAAACTTACGAAAGTAAATTAAATCCTGATTACTATACACAGAAACAAGCATTAGCAAAAGTATTTAGGAACTTGAAAAAGGATTATGTCAACGAGGTGCAACCTGAAAATATGGCTGGAACTGCCCCTGCTTCATTGGAAGAAGATGTATTCCAGATTACCAGTCAGTTAAATGAGATGACTTATTCTTTCCAAGTTTTAGACCAATTGTATTCGGATAATACAGCCCCACCAAAAGTTCGTGATGTAACGCCAGAAGTTTCCAAATTAAATACTGTGGTTTCTCAATTCAATACTGTATTTCGTGTACGATTTCAGAAAAATATGATGTATTTGAATAACGACCAAAAGTCAACTCTGTTAGATGCATTGAATTATTTAGATACAAATATTAGTGATTTTTCGGAAGCCATCAATGACATGCGTGGGGAAGAAAGATTGCAAACAATTGGTCGTAATGCAATTTCCAATGTAACTACCGCATTGGAAGATTTTGTACCTATGTTAAAACAATTATCAGGAAGCGTTGTTCTAACGAGTAGTTTTGCAGGTGCACCAGAATTAGAAGATGATGGGGAAGATATGGAAGGTGCAGGTCACATTTCAGGTTCTACTTGGTCTGGTGGTGGACGCACTGGTGCAACTTTTCATCAGAAACATGCTCTTTTGTCCCCTGCCTACAAGCATCACTATCTATCGTCCCTTTCCAAGCGTAACATATAACTATACAAACAATATTTAGAAAGGTAAGGGGTTGAGGGTAGGGGGTCTGTTTATTTGGCGTATATAAATGTATATTTAAAAAAAATGTTATTTTTAATATTCTTTTGTTTAAAAATCGTTTTTAAAACTAGCAAATAAAACCAACCCTTTACCCTTACCCCTTACCTTTTTCTTTGTGTGTATAGAAAAGCCCTAAAAAGAATATATACATAGATAAAATTAATATCTATCTATATTATGGAGTATCTTATTCAACGAAAAATTCCGAATGATTTACAAAAATCAATCGTAGATGTGTTTAACAAATTAACGATTTCTGGAAAATATCATTTAGTCGGTTCATCATCTCTAAAATCCATTTTATACAACAGCGATTATGATTTGAACGAAATTGTCAAATCAAAAGGGTTTGGTGCATATCATCATATTGCAACATTATTTCAAGAAAAATTCAGTGAAGCCCATAAAAATCCAAACTATTTTATTCTTGATTTCAAATGTGGTGAACGACATGGAAAACCTTTGCGATGGAATTACAAAGAAATTCAAGATGGATACAAGATGGTAAATGGTAAGAAATTAGATTTGGTAATGGCTCTTTCTGAAAAATCAAGGATTAAATTGGATATGATTGTACTTATTCAAGGCGTTTTCACAGAATTCAGCGAGATTTATTATATTAATATCAACGGACATACAAATGATATGCACTATACAAACACATCATCTCTGGAAGAGGATTACGAAGAATTCCACAAAGAAGGTGATTATTGGAAGGCATTGAAGCGTTATTTCTCTCTTTGTAGATTAGAACCAAGTAAGAATTTATCCAAGATTAAAAAGTTGGTGGAATTTTTCAACGGACAAGTAGGTCTACTTAACAAAAATAAAAATGAGTTGGATATAATCTTGAATGTTTTGAATTGTGATAAAAAACCACATATGTATGACATCGTAAATAATTTGCAAATTGTTAAGCAATCGTTAAGCAATGTGTTTGCATTTCGTTTGCGAGATAATGTGAGTTACGAATTAGATGAATTGTGTTTGCATTTTAATAAGAAAAAATTAGAAAGTTTGAGAAATTATTTGGAAAAAATAGTAAATGATTTAAGTTTAGCATTTTCAAAAAAAATCTAACTATATATAAATGTCTTTGAATATAGAAAATATAGGTACGCCTGTCGTGATTTGTGAAGCATCTAAAAAACAAGACCGAAGAATAATTTGTATTGATGATGGAAAAGGTGCAGTCGTTCACCCTTTCAAAGAATTAAAATTACCACATGGAAATATATTTCAACAAATTCCGAAACCTGATGGACGAGAAATTTTGTATATCACAGGTCAATCAGGTTCAGGAAAATCAGTGTATACCGCCAACTATGCAAAGCAATATAAGAAAATGTTTAAAGATAATGATATTTTCCTTTTTTCAGCGTTAGATGGGGATAGTAGCATTGACAAGGTCAAAGGAATAAAACGAATTAAACTGGAAGGAAATGAATTTTTATCAACCGAATTAGATGCGAAAGATTTTGCAAATTCTTTGTGTATTTTTGATGATTGCGATGTGATAAAAAATAAACCCATTGAGAAAAAAGTGCATTCCCTAATGGATAATATGTTACAAATCGGAAGACACCACAATACTAGCATTATTTACACGACACATACAGCAACTAACAATAAGGAAACCAAAGTGATTTTAGCAGAGGCACATAGCATTACCATTTTCCCAAAGAGTATGGGGAATGCATCTTTGAAATATTTGTGTGATGCGTATTTGGGATTGGATAAGAAAGAAATTGCAGGATTGAAAAAGATGGACGGTAGATGGGTTACAATCACAAGAACATTTCCAAAAGTAGTATTTAGTGAAGATGAAATCTATATTCCATCAAGTAGAGAAGTTCTTTAAGTTTAGATTTTATATATTTTAATATTTCAGTAATATATAAAATGACAGAGATTTTACCGAAACATTTAGGGAGAATATACAAAATATTCAGTCCAACGATGGCTTATGTGGGTTCTACTACAAAACCATTGCAATACCGTTTGTGTCAGCATATTTGCAAGTGGTACAAATACAATGAGGCAGTCAAAGGTGACTATTATACCAGTTTCAAAATATTTGATAATAATGATGAATATGAAATTACTTTGTTGGAAGAAGTGGAATATAATAATATAAAACAACTTAAAGAACGAGAACAACATTGGATTAATGAAACACCGAATTGCGTGAATAAGCAAAAGGCGTGGACGAACCTGCCTGACTACAAAGAGGACTGGAACAAGTATCATCGTGAATATTACAGTGCAAATAAGCAAAGGATTAGGGATTGGAATAAGCAAAATTATCAGAAAAATCGTTCCAAAATTCTTGCAAGGATTAGAGAACGCCGATTGGCGAAGAAGAGTGAACCTATACACACAAATATCTAAATATCTAGTATATACATTATACTTTATTCATGTAAAATATAATGTTCCAGTAAATTCTAATCAATCTTAATGTAATTATTTTCGGCTGTTCCTGCACTCGTACCCATATCCAAAGTAGTTTCGTGCAAATCCTTTATCGTGTCACCAAATTTGTCAGTCAAATAAATATTTCGTAACATAGACACACCGATTTTCTTTCCAAATATTTTATTCAAAATTCTGGTAATGGAATTTGTCTGCACGAATGGTTCACCTTCATAACTAACCAATAATGGTATTGGATTAGATTTGAGGAATTTTTTGAGGGGGTGGTATTTTAACCACATTGTCAAAATATTCGTGAGTTCAGAATTAAAAGGAATGATTTGTGTTTTATACTTGGATTGCGTCTTATAATTATTAAACACAAATTCATTTTTCTCAATATCAGTGTAATTGTGATCTGTGGGTAGTTCAGGCATCATTTTCTTTACAATGTAATTATTCTGATAATCTGCATTTCTTCTTGGTGCTTGACAAACATACAAAGATAATACAACAAACTCTAATAGATTATAAAATTCTTCTTCTGATAATTTCTTTTTATCTTTTGGAACAAGATTTTTTAATTCTTCCCATTTTGCTAAAACTTCATCTTGGGTAATCCAATTTTCACTCTGACTATCTGATTTCGTATTGTTTACTTTTAATTCCCCATTTAATTTCATCATTGCATCATAATAGGTCTTGTGATACTTTTTCATATTTGGTTGGGCTTTCAAAACAGACACAATACTAATTAAATAAGTTTTTTGGGTGTTTGGTTTATATTTCTCAATTTTGCTAAATATTTCAGGGGTATCTTTCAAAAAATTCAAATTCTTAATTTCCTGATTTCCATTCAATCGTTTTAGATTTTTCATATACAACAATGTTGAACTTTCTTTTACTTTGGACTTTAAATTCTCAATGATTTTATTTTCCATTATAATATATTTGGAGATTTTATTTTTAAAATAAAATATTTATAGAATATATAATGTTAGGAAGTTATGGTTCTTTACAAGCAAAATATCAACAAATTCAGACACAATTGTCTACTATACAAGGTGAGATTAATAGTGGTGGTTTAGTAGGACCAACAGGACCACAAGGACCAACAGGACCACAAGGTTTAGTAGGACCAACAGGTCCGCAAGGAGATACAGGTGCTACTGGACCACAAGGAGATACAGGTGCTACTGGACCACAAGGAGATACAGGTGCTACTGGACCACAAGGAGATACAGGTGCAACAGGACCACAAGGAGATACTGGTGCAACAGGTCCGCAAGGAGATACAGGTGCTACTGGACCACAAGGTATACAAGGTATACAAGGGGCAACAGGAGCAACAGGTAGTAATGCAGATGCATCACTTTGGGCGACTTTTCCATCCATTCAAGCAGTAGATATGAGTGGAAATGATTTGAATAATGGAGGAGCATTCAACGGAACTCGTATCGGATTAGCCGATGGAATGGGAAATTTTACAACAATTAACCCAACATCTTTTACTATTAATGATGGTTCAGGAAATATTATTAGCATGGATAATGTGGGACACTATGTATATATTGGGGACGCATCAGGAAACGCTTGTGGGTATGAACCTACTTATTTCTTGGCGGAAGATGCATCAAGTAATTCTATACGCACAACATCAACACAAATAACAATTACAGGTTCAGGATATACAAATACAACCAGTAGTAATTCCATTGTAATTGTTGATGCATCTGGAAACCAGAGTGAATTGAATAGTAGTAGTCAAACCATTAGTGATAGTGCTGGAAATACAAATACAATTACACCTACTACACAAGCAATCACGGATGTAGCGAGTTCTGGTAATTCTTCTTATTCGTATAATTCAATTAGCATTAATGGAACGGATGGTGCGTTTAGTTGTTCCGTTCAAGGTCTTACCATACAGAATGGTTCTACTCAAATTATTTTGGATAATACTTTACCCCAACTTCAAATTACAGATGGTTCATACAATACTCTTCTTAATAAATTTTTCTTACAAACTGGAAATGTAACATTGAACGCACAACCACAACCAGTAGGAGCGAATGATGGAACTTTGAATTGGGATGGAACAGTATTATCTATATATAGTAGTGCTTTAAGTGCTTGGAGAACCATTCCACTTGTTTAATTTCTCTGCGTATATTAATGGACGCATCTACGGCAGGATATTTAGGGGTGTCGGCAATTACTTCTCTTGGTTCTTTGATACTCTTGTATATTTACAAATCTAAATGTTCCAACTTTTCACTTTGTTTTGGTCTAATAAGCGTTCAGCGTGATACTGAAACAGAAGGAGAAAATGATGCACGACAAATACAAAATCAACCCCAAGTTGTTGTATAATATTTTATTATATTATAATATAATATAATGTCCGTTCAGAGTTTAAACGATGGTAGATTAAAATTAAAATCTTTGGAAGTTTCACTTAACCCACCAATTTATACTGGGAGTACACCTATTACAGAACAAAACCAATTAGCAACCAAAGAATATGTAGATGCAAATACAGGTGGAAATAATATTTTAAATGATGCAAATACTTGGACGCAATTGCAAACTTTTAATGTTTGTCCTGTATTTGATGGGAGTTTGAATACGATTGTGAATAGTAATCAACTAACAACAAAAGCGTATGTGGATAATCATATTTCAGGCGTAAATGTCATAACATTTACAAGTACTACTGATGTTATGATTTCAGGATTGGCTAATTTTAATACACTTTTGAATGTTGGTGTAAATGGTAATCCGACTACAACACTTATTCAAGGAAACAAATATATAATTACTTTTTCAATGGAAATAGATAGTACACAAGGTTCAGCCCCATTAACACAAAATTTATTTTGTTTAGTTACAGATACAACTTCAAAAGTAACAATTGGTAGTCCATTTTCTATTTTCCCTGCAAATATTACAAATAGTCCTATTCAATGGTCGTTTGTAGGTCAAACCAATAATTATTCTGTGAAAGTAACTTATATTTTTGATACAAATGACGCAATTAATAATCTTGGAACAGAACCAGCAACATATCCGCTTTGCTGTCAGTTTTTATTTCAATTGGGAACAATTGGAAATATTTATTTGAAAAATGTGATATTACAAGCAGTTCAACTATAAATTCTTTTCTTATTGTATACTATAATGTCCGTACAAAGTGTTACAGAAGGAAATTTAGCATTAACCAGTTTAGAAATAACAAATACTCGGTTGTTTGATGCTGGTGTGTATGAAGGTTTATCATTAGACAAATTAAAATTAGAAGCAGGTTTTAGTGATTATTATAGTAATTATGTATATCCTTCTTTTAATTTTACTTCGGAAAATGGTTATACAAATTTGGCTTTTCAAGATGTTGATGTAAATTTTTTTAATGGTGCATTTTTTTATGATGCAGAAGTAGCATTATTTAATCCAGCCAAAATTTCTTATTATATTGGAGGAGTAAATGATATATCTACAAAACCACTTGCATCTCAATATACACCTGTGGGAGAAACAGATGTCGTTGAAGTAAAACTTGGTACGATTTACACTTTTGGATATTATACCAAAGAAGGTGTAAATTATTATCCATATTCACAAATATTTCCCAATGTTGATAATCAAATTCCAATCCCATTAGCAGATGCAAATGGCGGTTCTATTAATAATTATCTACCAGCAGGAACATACATGGTTACTTTCAACGCAACCTTTCCGAATAATGTTACACCAAGTACAGATTACATTGTGAATTTCAATCTTACCAATTTGCGTGGAACTGCCCCAAACCAAGTAGACGATTTTGCATCTACTATTCAAGATTTTACTTTGTATGCAACTTCGGATAATGCAGGAAATCTTCCCAATGTTTCAGGTTCATTTCCAATTTACATCAGTGATAATAATACAAATATCCAGTTATATTATGTTTCCAATGATTTTCCAAATACACCATATCTATATTTGGAAGCCGATATTCAGACAAAATTTATGAGAATTGCTTAATAGATTTTAAAATTGATTTAAAAAAATATATTAAAATCTATGTGTATAGTATATTAACAATGTGTAAATATTCTCAAAGTCAAAAAGATTGCATTTATGCTTGGCGAAAAAGAAATCCTGAACGCCATTTGCAACAGCATCGTAAGAATAGAATGAGACAATATTATTGGAATAAAATATCAATAATCTTCAATAATATTTTGTTGGAATAATCC